CTCCTCCTTACTTTGTTTTGCTCTCCGCAACTGCCTCCGCCATCCTCAGAATCAACTCCCGGTCCTTTTCGCTCGCGCGATGAAACGCTTTGAGCAGCCGGATATCTTCCTTGGACAGGATTTCCTCGATTGTCGGGGAATCTTTTGTTCCCATCAGCAGCCACCCCGGTGTCGTGTAGCCGATGTCGGCGATTCTGAACAACACGGGCAGAGAGCAGAAACTGTCACCGATCTCGTACGAAGAAATTGTCGATCCACTCGTCCCGACGCGGCTGGCAAATTCTTCTTGAGACAGGTTCAGTTTCTTCCTTATTGATCGTATTCGGAGGCCGATTTCCTTACGCTTGTCATCCATGCCCCCATTAAAAAGACTCTGACTGTTTTGTCAAACAGTTCCAATTATACCGCTATCAATATTACAGTTAAAACGTAGAAAGAAGATAAAAAATTTTTCAGCTCATCTTCGTGATCGACAAAAATCTGGATCATCTGCAGGATTCTCTTGCGCCCTGATTCAGTGCAGTGCCTGAACACCTTCAGTAACGCCTCTTCCTCGACGTTCGGTTCCAACGGCTTAAAAAGTTCGGAAACATCGACTTTCAGAGCAACCGCCAACTGTATAATGGCTGAAAGTCCTGCCGTCCTGGCGCCCCTTTCGATATGGGCAATACCATGGACGCCAGACCATTCCGCCAGCTCTTCCTGAGATAATCTGGCTTGCTTGCGAAGACGAATGAGGTTGATCCGTACTCTGTTTTCAATGTCCCTCGTATCCATTATGGGACATATCGGCATCCCTCTAATTAATTCAAGGCCGCAGAAGTGTCAGTTCTGGCCTTAATGAGTACTCATAAGTTTTTGATTTTATTAAGCGTCAAATTTTGACACTGACACCCTGTGTCAGAATCTGCACTCATGAGAGCAAAATACCCTCGGCTCGGCTCCCTTCTTGCTATTTCTCCGGGTTAATCAAAAACCGGAGAGGTCCTTCCCGTGAAAAAACAAGCTCCCTATGACACCAAAATCGATGCTCTCTGCAGCAACCCCGACGAAAGAATAAACATCATTCAAAACATCATCCTTTGTGATCTCGACCCACCTATAGCCATTGCTCTGGTCGCCGATGTCGTGTTTCCTCAGGAATGATCTATTTCTTTTTCTTCCCTTCAGCAGTGTCGGCCCGTTCAAGGACTGCTGCATAGAACTCCCATGCTTTTTCGGGGTGTTTCTGAAATAGCTTGATCGTTTTCTGTATCGGTTCAGGAAGGGCCTCATAGTACTGCATCCGATCGGCGCTGACAGGGATAAGCATTTCCCCCTCACCTTCCATGAGCCAGGAAAAACTGATGCGATAAATCTCCTGAATTTTCAGAGCGATATCCGCAGTCAGCTTCTGCTTCCCCGCCTCAATATCCTTAACCTTAGACCACCTGAAGCCGAGCGGTTCACCGAACTCGGATTGTGTAAGTCCAAGTGATTCTCTCGCTTTTTTCAATCTCTGACCTGGGGACATAGCAAATCCATTACAGAGAAATTTTCTCTTGACATACAGAGAAAAAATCTCTATTGTTATTTCACGTTAACGCTAACGAATATAAACATACCTCAACAAGCGAGGGCGCAAACATGGGAAAAAAACTGACAATCGCGGAAAGAATCTACCGTAATGCCGATTCTGCGATGGCCCGTGCCGGTCTCACCAATAAAGAGATCGCTAAGATCGCTGGATGCTCTGCAACACAAGTTTCCTACGTTAAAACCAGCAGACGCAAGGGCTACCGGGTCCGCCAGATCATAGCCGATGAGTGCGGCGTTCCTTACTCCGAGATCTGGATCGATGAGACCGATTCCAGCCTCCCCAAAGCCGCCTGATCTGTATATCAAGCACTCAGGAGACAGCTATGCTTACGCAGCCCCAAATCAGCAGAATCGCCCGGCTCGTTTATGTAGGGTCGACCGGTTCCCCCGCAAAAAATCTACAACTACATCAGCAACGCCGTGATGGCGCTGCATGCAGTCCTCAACTTCCTCCTGAGTTAGCGGCCTTTGTTTTTGGTTCTGCTCAAAAATCAGCGCCGAGTTTAAAGCGTTCAGCATCGTCCAGCTTAACAGTGAATCAAATTGATCTTGTCGCATCCATGACTCCCATCTTTGGGAATATATCAAACCGAGTTTGATTTGCATAGGCTGTATACGGCCACAGGATAGCAGCTTTGACAGGAGGGACAATGTCCAAAAGGCAGGCAAAAGTTGACAAGGGCTTATCAGCGCAAACAGGTCTCTTTGATACGGCACTGTCAGAAGGGGAGCTCGAAATCTCCCTCGGGTTCAGGCAGTGCCTCTCGCGCGCCATATCCCAGGCGGCATCACAACTAGGCAAAGACCGGTACCAGATCGCCGCAGAGATCAGCAGGCTTATGGCGCGGGACCTCACCAAGGAAATGCTGGACAAATACACGTCCAGCGCCCCGGAGTACCGTTACCCCGCGGAGGGGTTGACCGCCTTCTGCCATGTCGTCGGCAGCTATGATCCTTTCCGGTACCTCCTGGAGCCGCTCAACATGGACATCCTCAAACCGGAGGATCGCGACCTGATCCAGCTGGCCAGGCTGCAGGAACAGCAACGCCAAATTGAGGCCGAGATCGCCAGAATCCGCACGAAGCGCGGAATCAAGTAAGGGGGCTGCGATGGCTATTAACGTGTCTGAAACCTACCTCATGTCTTTGGATCAGGCCCTCCGGGAGTGCGCGGGGGCAATCAATCTTAACGGGCCAGCATCCTACATGCTGGCACAGGAACTGTGCTCAGATGTACCGGTAGAGGACTTAACCCTGCGCCAGGTGCTTGAGGGTCTGCAAAGAACCCGCGAGCGCTATCAGGAAATGTGCAATCGGCTCGAAACATTGGGGGTGAGGTGATGGGGAATCAAGCGGTAGCCAAGGGGTTGGAGATTCTTACCCTGCTGGCTAACAGCAAGGAATCAGTTACTGGGGCAGGCATCGCAGAGATGACTCAAATGCCAAACGCCACTGTCATGTCCCACCTAGCAACCTTAGAGAAGCGCGGCTTTATTGAGATCCAGCGTGGTGGATATGTTCTGACCATTCGCCCGGCGCTCCTCTGGATCCGGCAGCCGGTTAGCCGGTTTACCCCTCCCACCCTTAAGACGTACCGCACGATAGCAGTGATGGAAAAGGCTATCGATATCATCGAATTTCTCTGCGCCAGACCGGAACCGGCATCCCTGAAGGAAATCGCCGCAGAGATCGACGTCACGACGTCATCCGCAGCTGGGTATGTCGAGTCCATGCTCGACACAGGCTTTGTCTCGGAGATCGCCTCCGCATACAGGCCTGGACTGCGGTTGTCGCTACTGTGGGCGCGTGTGAAAGCTAACCTAGAAACGCGTTTAAACCAGATCAACAGAGACCTGGAAATCTTGACGAAAAACGGAGGTAACTAATGGCAGGCAAGCCACGTGTGAACGATGCCGAAGTTACGGCGGCAAACGAAATATATCAGCGCGCGCGAGAGCAGGCGGATCAGGAGATCGCAGTCCTCAGGAGCCAGGTTAATTTGTCTCACCAGTTGGGACAAATTTCGGGGCGCGCCCAGGCGTTCGGCGCTATGAAATTAATCGGTGAGTTCCTTGAATGGAAACAGGTCGCACAGATCATCGATAACGAGGAATATCTGAAATTACCGGGGGTTACAACTATTGATGAGTATCTTGAATCCCTCGGAATCGGCCGCGCCTCCGCATACCGCAATCTTAAAATAGCCCGCACGCTGACGGCCGAAGAAGTCTCACTTTTGGGACAAGTCGGGTTTACCCGCCGGGACCTCCTGGGGTATGCCGCTCTCCCCGAAGAAAAGCGTCTAGAAATCCGGGAAGGCAAGGTCATAAACATAGAAACTGCGTCCCGTGAGGAAATCAAAGACCTAGTCGAGCAGACAATATGTGAGACGAAGGCTGCTAAAGAGGAAGCCGAAGCCACGATCAAGGCCAAAGACAAAGTTCTGAAAGATAAAGAAGCCGTCATCAATAAACAGGCGCGGGAACTCGCCAAATTCGAGAAAGATGCTGAGTCGCGCGGGCTCACCCCTGACGAGGATGCGTGCCTGCAGCAGATCGAAAACCTGCGCATGAGCTTCGACGGCTACATGCAGCGACTCGATCCGGCCTTCATCCTCAACGAATACGACGAAGTCACCCCCCGCATGCGCGCGGCAGCAGTCAGCGCCATTCACTACATGAAAATGCAGGTTCTCGCGGCTTATGACATCGCCGTCACCACCCATGGCAACCCCACTATGAACCCCGAACTCTTGGAGGACTTCCACCGGTGGGAACAGGAGTCAATGCAGCAGATGTAATGTGATGAAATTCCGGTCCTCCAGGGGGGAGTATGTGGCAGAGGGACATGGTTTTTGAGCTCAAGTATGCAAAGCCGTCCGAGCGGCAGGCGATCTACGACAAATACGCGCAGCAGTACGGCTACTCCGATCGTCACATCAAACGGATAGCGGTACAAAACGGCTTTGTGAGCGGTCGCAAGAAACGGAGCGACAAGGGGATAACAACCCTGGCCGAAGAGCAGATCGATTTCGTCGGCGCCTTCCTCCGGGTGACCAGGCGTGAGAACAAAGGGGCAATGGCCCCGGTTGAAAACGCCATGGAGTTCGCGATCGACAACGGCATCATGACCAGGGGCGAAGTGAGCGTGGGTACCATGCAGAGGATATTGCGGGAGAGAGAGATGGATAAAAAGAGACAGAACGCCCCCACGCCGCACACCCCCATGCGGAGCCTGCACCCAAATCATGTTCACGAGGTCGACGTCTCCACCTGCATCCAGTACTACCTTGACGACGGCGGCGTCACGATCATGCGCGACGACGAATTCTACAAGAACAAGCTTCAAAACTTCCGCAAGATCAAGACCACGCTGCAGCGCTACATCTGCGAAGACCACTTCTCGGGCTTTTTCTTCGTCAAATACTACCTTGCCGACGGCGAGACTGCCGAAAACCTGTTCGACTTCCTCTGTTGTGCCTGGGAGACCAAGAGCGATGCACGGATGCCATTTCAGGGAGTGCCGAAGCTCCTCCTTGGCGACGGTGGCACGCGGGCCAAAGCCAAAGCCCTCGGCGTAGGCTTCTGGGAAGGGATCGACGTTGACATCCCCGAGGGAACTCCCGGCAACTCCCGACGGCAAGGCGGCTGCGAGTGCCATCACAACATCTGGGAAATGTGGTTCGAAACCCGGCTCCGGATCGACCCGGCGACTTCCATTGAAGAACTGAACCGCAAAGCTTTCGGGTTCTGTCTCTGGTTTAACGCCACGCGCAAACACTCACGGCACGAAATGACGCGGCTTTCATGCTGGCTGATGATCAAACAGGGTGAGCTCCGGATCCTCCCCGCACGCCCCGAGCTGCAGGACCTGCTCAACAAGCCCGAAGAAGAGCGCACCGTTACCAACGGCGGGATTTCGTTCCAGGGGCTGGAGTTCAGCCTGCGCGGGTTTGGGATCCCGCATGGAGCTAAGGTCAAGGTAATCAAAAACCTCTTCAAGTGGAAAGAGGGGATCGTGATCGTCGGTTATGAGAACAACCGTTTTGAGGCGCGCGCGATCGAACGACTCCCGGCCGAACTCGGCGGGTTCCCTGTCAATGCCCCGATCATTGGCGAGCAATACAAGGCGCAACCCCAGACGGCGACCCAGAAGGCCGCTAAACGCATGGATGAGCTGGCCTACGGCACCGACGCGCCAAAGCGCAAGGAAGTCCCGTTCTACGGCATGAACGCCTTTGAGGGATTTGCCGACAAGGTCGACAACCTGGCCGTGTTGCCGAAGCGTGGCACTGCGATCGAACTCGCAAGGCCCACAGGGCCAGTATCGATACCCTTTGCCGAATTCCTCAAACGCGTCCGTGACGCCATCGGGCGAGTCACTCCTGAATTGAACAGACAGCTTCGAGCGGAATACGGCGAATCGATCGACACCAAAACAGCAGAGGAGGTGATCGCACAACTAGCCCGCGGGGAAGCGCTTTCTGCCGCGAGCGAAGGTTTGAAGGCTGAGGTGGGCGGGCTGTAGCCGCCCTTACGGTGACCTACTTACATTTTAGGAGGTGTACGTATGGCTGACATGGTTGTGGTGACAATAGGCAAGCAAGGTTTTTCGACCCGTGTCTTTGCCGGGTCCGATATGGCGGAGGAGGTATTTTCGGTCGGCAGTAGCGGTCTCCCCGATCTGGTGCGGGGCAACTTCGAAGACGAACAGGTTATCGGCTCCGACGATCTCGCCTGCGCGCTTTTCAATCTGAACGCCTGTGCGGCGGACGTTCGCGCGGCACTGGGGGTGTAGTCATGGGGCTTAGAGGCAAACAGAAAAACCCTGACCGAATTCCGCAGTTTCAGCTTCCCTTTCAGCCGATCGTGCTGAAAGAAGTGGCGATCGCGGGAGACATCAGCCAGGGCGAGATTGCCGTTCTTACCGGCACAAGCCGGACCACCGTAAGCCTGTGCATCAATCGCGGGTACGTCCCCGAGACGTTCCCCATGTTCCGGGAGCAAGTAGAAAACCTCGTCTCCCGGAACACCGCGGCAATGAACTGGCTCATCGCCAACGGGTATCGGGTTGCCGATATCTGGCAGCCCTGCGGCCGCGACTTGAGGGGGGTACACCCTTCGGGGCTCGTACGCCGGACCAAGACAGGGCAACAGCAACAGGCTTTAGTGCCGGGCGATCCCGACAAAATCTACGGCGTGGAGGTTGAAATGATTCAACAGGAGGCGATGCGGCACTTCAAGCTGTTCCGGAACCCGTTCATCGACGACATTCAAAAAGACCAGGACATCTACATGTCCGACGAGCACCGCTATATCGAAGCCGCCATGCTCGACGCCGCCAGACACGGCGGTTTCCTCGCCGTGATCGGCGAGGTCGGCAGCGGCAAAAGCGTCATGAGACGCAAGGTCATCGAGCAGTTGAAAAGAGACGGCGACACTCTCGTCATCTATCCGCAGATGATCGACAAAACCCGCGTCAACGCCAGCTCCATATGTGACGCGATCGTGATGGATATCTCCAGCGAGCGCCCCAGGGTAAAATTGGAAGACAAAACGCGCCAGGTGCAACGGCTTCTTCTTGATCGCGCAAAGTCCGGGTACCGAGCTTGCCTCGTGATCGAAGAGGCCCATGATCTCTCCGTGCAGACGATGAAGTATCTGAAGCGGTTCTACGAGCTGGAGGACGGGTACCGAAAACTGCTCGGCATCATCTTGATCGGCCAGACCGAGCTTAAGGAGATGTTCAACGAAGCGCAGCACGTCGACATGCGCGAGGTGATCAGGCGTGTCCAGGTCGCCGAGATCCGCGGCCTCAACGGCAACCTCCGGGAATACCTCCAGGTCAAGTTCAAGCGCGTCAATGTGCCGATTGAAAACATTTTTTCCGAGGACGCTTTCGAAGTCCTCTCCCGCCGCCTCACTTCCACTGGCCGGGACGGCAAAACGAAGGTTTCCCACGCTTACCCGCTGCACGTCAACAACTACACCGCCAGGGCGCTGAATCTGGCCTTTGAGATGGGCGAGGCGCGGGTTACTGCCGAAGTCGTGGAGGCGATATGAGTCGGGCACAGGGCAAGGTACAGGGGAAGCGCTTCGGCAAGCAACGGATCTCCTTCCGGCAGGTCAAAATCATCCACACAATCACGGGCAAGCTCGGCCTCGATGACGACACCTACCGGGCGATCCTGGCACAGTACCCTGGACCGGAAGGCGAGCCCGCTGCGACGTGCAAGGATCTTACGTGGCAGCAGGCCGAGCAGCTCATCGATGAACTTAACCGGAAGGCGGGTAACCCCCCTCAATCCCCCCTTAAGCTAAGGGGGGAAGCCGAAGGCAGGGGGGTTATGAGATATGCCGACCTCGACGGCCGTCCCGGCATGTGCAACGGCAAGCAGGCACGCATGGTCGCCGGGATGTGGGCGGAAGTCTCCAGGGCTGAGACTGAAGAGGACCGGGAAAAGGCTCTGTGGCGCTTCCTGCGGCGGATCTGCGGGGTGGATCACTTCAGGTTTCTCAAGTCGTGGCAGGTGGAGAAGGTGGTCAAGGCGATCAAGGAGATGCAGAAGGCGCAAGGGAAATAACGGTTTGCTGTCGACAACATTTTAACTTTCAGGAGGTGGTCATGTTCAAAGGAATCATCAGGCGGATCAGGAAACGGCGGGAATTTAGGCGGGCGAGGCGGCTGCAGGAACTGCGCGCGGCCAGCGTCGCGGTTGCTACGGTGCTCTCAGGCGCGTTGCGGAAGGAGATACGGCGGGCATCGAAACCGGTTGAACGGACAGAGGAACCGGTGATCCCCACGCCGCCTTACCTGCTCGTGATGGATCGAGGTGGCCAGACATGAGCGTTAACTGGCCCTGTCTCGCAACGGTGCTTTTCCTGGCCGTGTTCTGGGGCGGAGTGATCGGCTGGGGGTTCCGGTTGTACGCGGAACACAACAGGTTCGGCCGATCGCTGACCGATCGGTCCCGGGCGGTGAAGCAGCATACAGCTATGCTTCATGACAAGGCGCGGAGCGAGGTGGCCGGCCTCGCTCGCAAAAACGGGGTGATACTAATCCGAAAGGCAAAGGAGGGATGGAAGTAATGGGGAATCTGGCGGAGATAGAAGCGGCAACGAAACTGTATGCGGACAACCGGGAGCTCCTCGCGCTGCGGGTCGAGGAACTGAACACGAAGATCGAGGAACTCAAGCGTGAGACCCTTCCCGCGATCAAGCAGGCCGCGGCCGACACGGCCAATGCCAAAGAGGCGCTCGAAGCTCTGATCGACTCTAACCGGCACCTCTTCAGGCAGCCGAAATCGATCATCATCAGCGGGATCCGCGTCGGGCTCAAAAAAGGGAGCGGCAAGATCGAGTTCGATGATGCGGATCTCGTGATCAAGCGGATCAAGAAGATGTTCGCCAAGGCCGAGGAGCAGGAACTCTACATCAAGACCACGGAGAAGCTCCGCAAGAAACCCCTGGAAGATCTGGACGCCGCGACCCTGAAAAAGCTCGGGATCACCGTCGAAGGCACCGGGGACGTGGTCCTCATCAAGCCGGTAGATTCCGACGTCGACAAGATCGTCAACGCCATGCTGAAGGAGTCGACCGGCGATCGCGAGGACATTGAGGAGGCGGCGTGATGAAGTGTCCGAAATGCAACACAGACGTTGAAGAGATGGCGGTCGATGTGTTCGATCATCCACCCTGCAACGGCTTCGAAGTCAGCTTCGAATGCCCAGGTTGCGGTTCCGTCTTTCGTTGTTACCTGACCGCCAATTCATTCGTGGAGGTGGGGTGATGGCGCTTAATGCCCGAGCTGAGCTTGATAAGCTCAGAAAGAACCGCCGGGAGTGTTTCTATGGCCGCCGTTACTTCTACACCACGGCCAGCGATGGCCACCAAATCATCGGCGTGCTGAAGGGGCTGGGTGATGCGTGGATTGCCGGCTACGTGCGAGAGTCCGGCGCACACAGGGCGCTACGCGTCAAGAGACTATGGGCAACAACCCATCCGGACGATCTGCAGAGCCGCCTCGATGCCTGGGCCAAATCGAAAGGCCTGACGGAGGTGCCGCAATGACCTGCCCGGAATGCAGTAACCGTATGATCAACACCATGGGTGGCTGGGTTTGTCTGGCTTGCTGGCATTGGATCGAAGATTAAAGCGAAACGGTGAATCTCTCCGATTCACCGTCGTCCGGAGGTGGCGCTCCGGGCCTGATGAGCAGCTGGGAAGTTCGTGGAATCAACGGAGGAAGGATGGGCCTTGCCGATCACAGCAATTTCAGTCGTGCGCTCGACATGGTTTGCAGACTGCAGAGCGGCGAGCGAATGGATGCCCGTAAGATCGCGGACACATATGGAGTGTGCATGCGTACAGCATACCGTCTGATGATTATGGCTGAAATGGCGCTCCCGGTGCGACGTATTGGCGGGCAGGGCCTGGGCCAGAGCTTTCTTGTCTGGATTAAGGAGCCAAAGTGAAAACCCTTGCCTGTGGGTGCAGCGTTTACGGAGGAATCATGGCAAAGCTGGGATCGATTCACTACGCGAAGTTTCAGGACAGCCCGCGCCTGCAGCGGCTTCTGTGGTTCATGATCCACGGCGAGCCGCGCACCGGTCGCGAAATCATCCTCGGCGCGGATATCAACGCCGTCAATTCGGCCGCGTGCGAGCTGAGGGAAAATGGCTTCGACCTGCGCTGCATCAAGAAGCTGAACCCGCCCACGTACCAGCTTCATAACGTTCCTGGCGCGCTGCGCCTTGCCGCCGATCTGCTTGCTGATAAGAAATCCGCAGCATAGGGAGGAACCCATGAGCGCCACCGTCGAACAAATGCTGGATGCTGCCGGGATGGTCGTGATCAGCAAACAGGACCTGGAGGAACTGCAGGCGAAGGCAGCGCGCCTGGAGGCGATCGAGGCCGAGAAAGACGCTCTGGAGAACACGCTCCGGATGCTGACCTTCAGTTAAGATGAGGTTTTGAATGAACCTGCACTGCCCCCTCTGTCACGGACAATTTTCCATCGAAGCCCTAACCCAGGACGAAGCCGCGCGCGAGTTGCTCGGCATGCGGGCAACGATGCTGCCGAGCCTGCTTCCGTACCTCACGCTGTTCCGGTCGGAGAAGCGGGCGCTCTCCTTCGATCGGGCGCTTAAGCTGGCGAAGGAAGTCATGGAGCTCGACGCGGATCCGGCTCGCCTCGAGGCGGCGCTGTCGTCGACGGTGGAGTCACTGCGGCAGAAACGGGAAATCGGGGCAGGCAAGCCGATGAAGAACCACAATTACCTCAAACAGGTACTCGCTAGTACACCGGTTCCCGTAGGAGCGGCGCTTGCTCCGCACTCGGTCCAGGGCGCGCCTATGTCGAAACGCGCCCAGGGCATCACCGCGCTCGAACAATGGAAGCATGACTAACGGCTGGCTCAAGCGTGAGATTGCCGACGGGCTCTCGGCTCTGGTTGCCCTGTCCCTGGAGGGGCAGCCGGCTGCCGAGGTCCTTCCCCTCACCGCGGATATCTGGCTCAAGGCGCTCTCGCACCGGTTGAGGGTCGAAGAGCTTGACGCCCCGCGGCTGCGATCGGCGTTTCAAACCGTTTTCGGCATGGTGACCAGGTGGCCTGCTCCCCAGATGGTGTTGGACCACCTTCCGCCCAGGCCCGAGCTGCCGAAATTACCAGCGCCGAAACTATCTCCGGAGCAGCACGCAGAGTCCGTGGCGAGGGTGAAGGAGATGATGGGGAAGCTGGTTGATTCATGGGGACCTAAGACGACGAGGCACGGAGGAACCGATGGAAGTGCAATGTAGAAAAGGAAAAGACTTCGGTCTGCCCGACGAGTGTTGCGGAGAATGTGGGCTTGAACAAACGGCTCTGCCTGCTTCGCGGTGCAGAGTGATCATACCCGAGGTCATAGATCGCATGCCGTGGAAATGCCTTGATTGTGGCGAAAAATTCATGGCTGGCTTCCAGCCTCCAACAAAAGGATGTATCCGTTGCGGATCATCTAAATTGCTCGATTGCAATGTCGA